CTGTAAACTCCAATATGCGGCACTTAAATTCTTTTGACCAGTAACTCTTTTTAGTATACCACCCATTCTAGCGTCAAATGATCTTTTTCTAGCAGGTATGTTCTTCTTAATGCTCATTTCCTTAGAACCGAAATTAACTTTCTTTACATTACCTGTTTTTTGATCTTTAACAAACACTTTAAACTTTTTAACATCACCTCTACTAGGTTTGTTGAGTTTAACTTCTCTGCCTTGATATTTTGCCATATTGTCAATTAATTAGTGTTTACTTGGCAACCCCAAGCGTGTACATAATAATCATTATGTTTAGTAACTTTTCCAGTCATTTTTCCGCTATCGTCATAAATATTTACATACTGTATTATATTTTTAACTTCCATAGCTTCGTATAACTCACTACAAGTTTTATCGATAGGTACTGTGTAAACAAGAGTACCAATACTTAAATATATAATTAATAAATATTCCATTAATCAATAAATGGTAAAGGCTGACTGTATATATTCTCATTAGGATTATCTGACTGACCTAACATATTCTTACCTAAAAAGATTTGCATAGTAACATTTCCGCCCTCTGCTGACTTCCATTGCATCTGTCTTAACCTTAATTTACTCTCGGCTCTCCCTTTTGTCAGAAATTCCGAATAACTCTTTTCAATTAAGTCTGCACTACAACCAAAGAACTCGCTAATTTCTCTATTATTACAGCCAAATCTTGCTAATGTTTGTATCTCTTTAGTGTCTATTTTATATTTTTTAGGTCTTGCCATATCTTCCTCTTTTTTAAACTGTTTGTATCAGTTCCGCTATTGCGTAATTTTAAATAGTTTTAAGCCATATTCATTTGGCTCTTGTTTAATATTTAGGTTATCTTTTTTTATTAGTCTATTATTTTTTTTAAACTTTGTGTAATCAACATAGTGATGCCATCTTCCAAATCTCCAAGTAATTCTAGAAACATCTGGGTGTAATTGTACTTGCATACGAGATTTAGGCATTGTACCTTCTTTAGAATAAAAAGCCTCTGTGTTACCACCTTTGATAGCTTGTGTTGTTATTTTTTCTTGTAAGAAAGCATTAAACTGTACTGTACACCAACCTGCTTTTAGCATCTGTAATGATAAATCTGTATCTTCGTTATATCTTCCACGCCATTTAAAAGGCATATCATTGCGTATTAAGTTACAACTATATATTCTAGTATTAACTGCAAATGGAGGAAATTTATTCGCATTTCTATCAGTTACAAACATACTGTATTGTGGCCCTGCCATAGCAATATTTTTATATCGTAAAACAAAATCTTCCATTACTTTAAATGGTGTACCATCATAACATTTAATTCTTTGATTTTTATTAAATCTAATAAACGATTTTATATTATCGTCCATAACCCAATGCCAATCATAACCATTATTAATAGAATGTTGCCAAGCAAAATTCCTTGCCGCACCTGGCCCCTTGCTTTTTGTATTTTCAAGATTATCGCAAGTATTGTAATTATCTTGATATGTTTTATCTAAAATTAATAATTTGTTTTCATCTATAACTTCTGCGTACTTATCATATTCTTGATCTTCAATAATAATACGATAGAAAACATTCATACTATCTAATGCTTTAGCAGTTAGCCTACTATCAGCACGACCTTTACTTGGAATATATAGGGGAAATTGTGGATTATTCTGTACCATATCCTTTGTCTTTTTTAACTTTTCTTGGTCTAAATGGAATATCTATAAATTTTGTTGCATCTGTATAGTCTTGACCAATTAATTTAAAGAACTTTTCTACAGCTTCTTTATTACCAAAGTTTATTATCAATCTTTTATATGGTGCTAGATTATCGTGATTAAATTCAGGCATATCTTGCCATTCTTCATCTGCATCTAACCATTTTGAATTTGTATTATCCCAATTTAAAATACTATCTAATTCGTTGTTGTTAAAACCTAATTTACTTAGTTCAAAATTATCTTTTATAAGATCTTGAAATTCATTGTGTAATAAATCGTAATCCCATTCAGAATATTGATTAGTTTTATTATCTGCAATGCGATAACCTTTAGCTTTATCTTCTGAAATGTTAGCAACTAATACTGGTACAGTATCTTCTTTAAGAATTTTTGCCGCTTCATACCTACTATGACCTGCAATAATAATATTGTTTTTATCGACTACTATAGGCTGTTGCCAACCAAATTCCTTTATAGAGTTAGCAACCTTTTCAATATCAATCTTTTTTCTAGGATTCTTTGTATAAGGTTTAATATCTGTTAATTTAAATTGTTTAATTTCCATATTACATAATCAGGATTATTTTTTTCAATTTCAGTATAATGTGTTGCCATACCATTTACAACATTTTCTTCGTTTTGACCATCTAATTGTCTGACGTAAAATATTGCGTGAAATAACTCGTGTTTGACTAAGTCGACAGCAATGCTACCACCATAATTAATTATATCTTTATCTAGGTATATTCTCATTGTTCGAGAATGAAACGATCCTTGCTGTTCAGCACATTCTTCAGAAATTTCACTTGGTATTTGTTCTAATGTTATTCTATAATGTGATAATCTAATAAATTCAGGTAATTTTATTTCTGTCTTTGCGTCTTTTTTCATTTTCAAGATTGAATTTATACTTAGTTAAGAATAAATGTAGCTTACAAACTACATAATAAATCATTTATTTTTTTTCTTTTTCTTTTTTTTCATTGGTCTGCCTACTTTAGACCCATAAGTTCCCTTACCTTTTGGCATAATATATCCTTATCTGTGAGTGGTTTGAATACACGAATGGTATTGTATAAAGTTATACCATAGTCTGTTTTGATAAGTCAACAATTAAATTGTATTTTTATCGAAAAAAACTTGAGCCTCGTCAATTGCTTCTCTAAACCTCTTGCCAAGATAAACTCTATCGACTTGATACATAGCTGAAGTTTCTTTTATAGTGTAATCTTGAACACAAATTCTATATAAAAAATTAGAAGCTAATTCACCTATATATTTGTTTAACTTTGATAGTCTATACATTGCGTCTATCCGGTCAGGTGCCATATCATTCCAACCGCTGATATCACCAACTTTATTGAAATTTGATGTATAATTACCTATGCGGCTTTGTTCCCATAACCTGCGTACTCTTAAAGCGGTATAATATTGCTGAATATTAATAGCTTTTTTTGACCGCAATATATCTAAAGAAGATTCAGACATATTTATCATCACTACTTTGCCTTGTCCTTTGGCTTTTTCTTCTTTAGTGCCAATAAACTTAGGTCTGATATTTCTGCGATCTTCTTTTTTTAAATCTTCCATACACAAAGTGTACAGTATTCGTTTAAAACTTTCTATTATATTTTTTCACCATCTATTAGACTAAAGGTAATTCTATTAGTTCCATTAGAATATTCTATTTCGTCCCAAGTACTTCCGACCATTACATAGTCTTTAGGAACAGTATTAAATTTTTTTCTAAAATATTGATCTGGTGTTTGTACAAAAGGTTTTGCAGTTAGTTTATCTTCATCTAGATATCTTTCACCATTTAGCCAAGTAATAAAATGTGGAATATAATTAAAGTCTTTAGTATTATCACAAAGTTCATTATATTTTTCAATAAGATCGCTTCTTTTAACTTTATTTCTTATCTTTAAATATTTATCTTGAGCTTTCTTTTTAGAGCCTTTTTTAGCCCTTAATTGATTCCATAAATCATTAAATTCGCTTATATATTCTTTACCTTTATTTGTTAATTTATTATGTTTCATATCACTTGATGTATCATTTGGCATATCTTGATAGTCGTCATAATGAGTTATAGTAATAATATTTGGTGTATCAGCAGGTGTATTACTTGGTGTATTTGTTGTAATTGTGTAATTCTCTTTTAATCTATCTAAAAATCTTTGTACTTTTGATCTATTCCAATTAAAGGCTTTTGCCATATAACCAATAGAACAACATAATTGTCCTCTTTTTAAAACTATTTCTTGATTTTGTATTCTATATCTTCGATCTGCAAAACTTGCTTCTAATAATATCCAAACAAATGCACCGATCTCGCAAAATGATCTGTCTTTTTTTTGTAATGCAGGGTGAGATAAAAGCCCTCTACCTATTTTGATGTAACCTCTCATAAACACTTTTCCTTTCCTTTAAGTATTCTATATGTTCCTTTGTAATTTTCTTACAAGGACTGTTAATTGCATAAAATATAGCAAATTCATAGGGATTGATATTAAATTTTTTATAAAATGTTAATTCACCAATATCTGTTTGCATTTTGTGATAATAATAATTAAAAGGTAAAACGCAATAATCACTTGGTTTTAAACCTGTACCACCATCACTTAGTATTCTTATATGACAAGCCTGTGATTCATACTGTTGACTTATAAGACAAGCCTTTTTTCTTATATAATTAAGATGTTTAATAGATCTATACATTTTTAAGTAGGGCATAGCAGAAAGGACTTAACTTGGAGGAAAAGAAACTATGCCCTAAAAAACACTTTAAATTAGCCAAAAAATAATGTCAATAAATAGTTTACAGATATACATAAACACTATTAAATATATCATATTAACAAATCTTGGAGGATTAAATGACAACATTAACTAAACTAGAAAAAAACTTAATAGAAGAAGCTATCAAAGGTACTGATGGATCTAACTCTTTTTTATTTTGTACTGCTTTACAAATTGGAAATAAATTAGGTTGGACTGCTAACCAAACTAAAGGTGTATATGGATCATTAGAAAAGAAAAATATAATTTCAATGACTGATTGTATGCTTGAGGGTGGTATCGGTCAATCTGATGACAGAATAGCATATTGGTCTATGAATGTTCAAAGTGATGATGGAGAAAAATTTGAACCTTACAAAGACACAATAGAAAAAATGGAAAAATATCTAGCAGAAAGGGAGGTGGCGTAAGCCACCTTGAAAGGATTAATTATGTCAAAATACGATTTAGAAAAAACTTCTGCAATAGCAAATAAAGTTATTGCACTAATGCAAAATAATAACGAGGAATGGTTTAAACCTTTTACTGGTGATTCAAAATATGGATTAGGTGTATTTCCTAGAAATATAAAAGGCAATACTTATAGCGGTATGAATTTATTTATACTACTTCTTGAAAACTACCAATATAAACAAAATACTTGGATCACTTACAAAAAGACTAAAGAACTAGGTGGTCAAATTATTAAAGGTCAAAAAGGTACACAGATTAAATTCTGTGGCAACATTTCTAAAAAAGATAGTAATGGTGCTGACGAAGATTACTTTGTAAATAAATGGTACACTGTTTTTAATTTAGATCAAACTAACTTAGAAGAAATTAAGCCTGAACTATTTCAAAACAATGAAAATGAAATGCCTTTAGATTTAATTCAAAGAGATCAAGCTGTTGATTTATTTATTAAAAATACAGACGCTCACATAGTTCATAATAAAACAGGAAAATGTTTTTATGTACCTAGTAAAGATATGATTAATATGTCGCCTTTAGATACTTGGCAATCACAGGCAGATATATCTAAGGAAACTTTTTATTATTCAACTTTATTACACGAGCTAACTCATTGGACAGGTCATAAAGATAGACTTGCTAGAGATATTAATAATGGTTTTGGTACTAGTGCTTATGCGTTTGAAGAATTAGTCGCAGAGTTAGGGTCAGCAATACTTTGTGGTATGTTAGGTGTTTCTAAACAGCCTATGGCTAATCACGCACAATATCTCAATAATTGGATAACAGGTTTAAAAGAGCAACCACACTTACTTTTAAAAGCCTGTACTCAATCACAAAGAGCATATTCATTTTTAAAAGATTTACAATCAAATGAAAAAAGGGAGGTAGCGTAATGACAATACAGTTAGAACCGCAATGGAAATATAGAAATAGTGAAGATAAAGAATCAAACTTTACAAGATGGTGGCGTTGGAATACAGATGAGAAAAAACGACTACCAATTAAACCTTATACTGAACAAGAGGCTAGATTAGTATTTGATGAAGTTATATTTCCTAGATTAACGGAGGCTGATTATGAAAAGTAAAGTATATTATGATCTTATGTATGAGATCGACCAAGATAAAGACCAAAGAACAGTCAAAGAATACTTAAAATTTTTTGAATATATAACTAAATTTATTAGGAGTTTATAATGAAAAAACATAGAAAAAAAGCAACACCGCAAGAAAATGGTTGGAAGTATTTTTCAATCAACTTAGATCTTATAGAACATAAAATAGTCAGAAAACAAATGGATTTATTGAGTGAATATACAGGCAAAACTAAGAAACAGTTGTTTAAAGAAATGTTAAGTGAAAGAATAAATAAAGAAATTAATGGAGGTTTTTATGAAAAAGTTAATCCTATGCATTTTAATGCTTAGTATCACAGCTTGTGCTTCAACACCTGTTATTGATAGTAGAGGTGGTAGTGGCAACATAGCTCACGATGCAGAAAGACAACACGACGACTTATATACTTGTTTAGCCATAGC